AAATTAAATCCCGGGAACTATCGGGAGCTAATTGATAGAACAGCAAAAGCAACATCAAAATCAATAAACAAAATTGACATATCGTGATTATTAATCGAGCGCCGAAATTAAGCAATTTGCGCCGTTCTGCATTACTTACATCTTCTGGTATCAATTCATCCATAATTTTATCTCTACGTTTTCGTTTCATCAAAACCAACCTGTATTGGCGCTAGCGCCAGGGTTTTTGGGATTACATTGTAATATTAACTGTTTAGCCATTTCTTGATTTTCGGCTTCAGATAATTTTGCTAAATCGGATTGTTTATGAGTTTCCCTTAATTCATCTACATAACAGTCACACATAAGTCCTACGGTATGCTGTGGGAAGTATGGATTTCTAGCCGCAGTAGATTGAAAGCAATATGCCCAAATTTTACGCATTTCAAGTGTCGGATAATCGCCCATAAATCTTGACTTTTCGGGCTCAGGGACAACAGGTGTAATGGGCACAACCTGATAATTACAACCAACTATTAATACTGCCAAACATATCATAACTATACTTTTCCATAATCTCATAAGATTCTCCTTTGTTAGGGGGCAAAGAACTATTTATATAAAAAAAGGTGAAAAAAGACTTGACAATTTCAGCTGGTTTTGATATAATATATACAGAGAATAAGAAAAGATTCAACACCTAATGAAAGCGAAGATGTTCTGAGAATACGGACCAAAAAAAATAGGGAGCGAGCGATTCTCTGATTGCTCCCCGCTAGTCACCTACAGAGTTTTGATGTCACGATTGTTCGACTAAGGGACAATCTTCAATGAGACAGAATTCAAACGTAGACGGCCGATGTGACGGCGATGAGATAAGTATCAGGGATCAGAGAGAGGGAACAAGCCTCTCAGACAAGAGTTATCAAGAAGTTTTTTCCTTGTTTCTCTTGTCGCCACCTAAATGGTAATTTCTTCACGCCTCAGCTGGAGAGTGAGAGCCCCATAATTCAGTAGTAGTGATTCTAGATCCTCTAGGCTGATATGGGGCTTTTTCGTTTTTAACTAAATAGTAATATGAAAACGATAATTCACGCTAAATGTATTGATGAGAAGGTAAGACTCGCATTGTACGGGATGTTACAATTTTCCGCCGTGAAATTGTTTCCTAAGAGAATGAAAAATGTCTCAATTAAATTGCACCTCAAACACTACGAATATGAGGGTGAAGCAATGATTGAGGAAGATTCTAGAATTAGAAATCCAAGAAATTTTAAAATTGTCATTGATCCATATCGATTAGAAAAGGATGATTGGGGAAGAGAATTAAATTACTCCGAATGGGTATCTAAGATAATTAGAACTCTTGGACACGAAATGGTCCATATTAAACAGTATATAATGGGCGAATTGACACTTAAAAGAGGCGCATTGTGTTGGAAGAGTGAAAAAGTTGGATGGATGTCAGAAGATGAATATTACTGTTCCCCCCACGAAGTAGAAGCATACGGGAAAGAAAAATGGTTACAATTAGGATATACTGCTGTATGGAATGAAATTGAAAGCCGAGAGGGCAATAGTCTGCAAATACTATGAAATTTCGGCACGGACCATCAATAGACTATAACGAACTACAAGAATTGCGTAAAGGAATGGAACTGCAATTCCGTTACAAATTCTATAAAGATCCAAAATTTCCATTCTTACAATCTATAGGAATAAAACACGTTGTTCAAGTATTTGATGGAGGAGATGAGATTGGATTTATAGGAATATTGCATCTCTGGTGGGTGCCATCTACGAATAGTGATATAGGTCTTTGGAAATCTGAATGGATAGATACTCCACAAGAAGGAATAGAACTTGCCGCTTCATTCAAGAAAGACCTTCTTTATGACGAAGATAAACTTATGGCGTTCCATCAGAAGGAAATCCTTAAGATGGCAGAAGAAAAAGCATTGCTAGAATTGCGAGAAAAAGCAAGGGATGCCGCAACAGAACAGAGTAAAAATGTACTATGGAATTAGCTAAAATACGTATAAATACTCTTACATTCAAAAAGCAACTTAAATATAAAGAAAAGAAGGAGCAATTATGAAAAATACCCACCAATACCACTGCGATATCTCGTAGTCCGGTCTCTCATTTAAAATACTGACATATATTTACAGGGTGTCGAATCACCTCTTTTTTATATGTAAAACTTTATCTACAGGAGGAATGTTGTAATGTAAAACTCGAAGTGAATGGATACACGATTATTGTAATGAAATGAACTTTTCACCTAGTTCGGTGTGAAGTTAACTTTCATAAGGAAATATATGACAATTAAAATAATATTGTTTTTAACTATACTATACTCTCTAATTTTACCTGCTACCGCGTCGGCCCCTTGTCCTGATCCAGGACAGGCTGTCAAAGTTTCGTTGATTATACCTTTAGAAAAAAAGGTAGTAAAGGAAGAAAGTATACTAGAATATACACCAGTAATGAATCAATGGAGACCATCCGCTGATCTTACTGCATTTATTAAATCTATAGAAAATCATCCGTTAGCGAACGGAAAGACTAAATTGGTCACATACAAGGATTACGGTTATATTGCAAAAGGATATGGAACTAGGGCGAAACATTTTAAAGTAAATACTCTGGAGGAAGCAGAAAAAATTATGTTCATCCATTTACACGCAAGTAACAAAGTTGTCGAGCGATATGTCCGCATTAAGTTAACACATCATCAGAAAAATGCATTAATTTCGTTAGTGTATAATATAGGACCATATGCGTTTAGAACATCGAAGGCTTTAAGAGCCTTAAATAATGGAGATATTAAAGAATTTAAAATTCAAGCATTCCATCCCAGGAGAGGATTCGTATGTGCTGGCGGAAAGCATAATAGAGGACTTATGGTACGCAGGGCACACGAACTAAATATATGGGAGAAAGGCTCGTATTATACCGCAATTATGTGACGGCTCTGTGGCCGAATGGTTAGGCAGGGGTCTGCAAAACCTCGTATGTCGGTTCGATCCCGATCGGAGCCTCCATCAAAAAAAGACTTGACAATTATCTAAAGTTTGTGTATAATATAGTATAATTTTAATAATGAAAGTATATTATGGTAAAAAAGTTAAAAGTTGAAGTGAAAGAGTCAGCAGATTATGACAATTACCTAGGGGAAGTCACAGACGAAAGTTTGCCGACTTCCCTTGGTGCATTTATGGAAGATGGTGAAGATGGTATCAACAAAGAAGCAGATATCGAACAGTGGAGAAAACACTGGAAAAATATGCCGTCTTTTACCCAAGAAGAGAAGAAAACCTATAAGCAAGTCATAATGTCTTTCAGAACAAAGGAAGACTACGAAGATTTCCAGACGAAAATTGGTCAAAGACTGACCGAAAAGACCAAGTCTGCTTGGCATCCCCACCTAGATGTAACAGCAAATTCACTTCTCCGCTGGATGGATGAAGATGATTGAACGCATTTACATTCCAACAATACGAAGAGCAGACAAACAAACAACATTTGAGAATCTTCCTGAAGGATTACAGGAGAGAGTGATTATGGTTGTGGAGCCTGGTGAACGGCATCTTTACAACTATCCTTGTGATTATCTCGAATTACCTCTAGACTATGTTCGTAATTGGTGTCAACTTTCTCTAACCAGAAAATTTATCCACAAACACGCAGGTGCAATCAAGTATGCCGTAATAGATGATGACCTAACTATTAAACGGAGAAACTCCAAATATTGGACAGGTAAATCTAATATGGAAACGAGTAGACGGGATGCTACACATCTTGAAATTTGGTCCGCATTCCATACGTTTGGTAAATGGTTAGACGAAGAGGATATTGGAATTGTTGGTTTATCTACAGGAGAAGCTCCACCAGCCGATGAAGAATATGTAGATACCAAAGGAGTATTTGGAATGATATTCGTTGATGGTAGAATGTTATCAAAAGAAATTGATGATATGGATATTACCTCTATCAGAATAGCAGAAGATGTCCTGTTTATTTTTGAGTGCCTATCTCGTGGTATTAATACTAGACAGTCTACAGAATGGATGTACAGCAATGGATCGCTCAAAAAAGATATGCAAGAATCACGAGTGGTCTGGACTGATATGCACAAAGAACAACCGAAAGACCATTTTCAAACAGACGAACATTATCAAGCCCTTGAATATATTCACAAGAAATTTCCTGACGGCATCAAAATTTACGAAAAAGACGGGAAACGTAAGAACACTAAATATTGGAAAAAGGTGTACGTTCCATCACAAAAAACTTCTTTAGAGTCCTTCTTCAATGCTAAATGATCCTCAATATCCTTTGTATATTATATCCAAAGGACGTGCAGATAGTATGATAACTTCAAAGAGTTTATCTCGGATGAAGATTCACCACTATATTGCGATTGAACCACAAGACGAAGAACCATACGAAAAAGCCCTTGATAAATTTAAGCTCCGTCCGTATGCTACGCTTTTGCTTTTACCTTTTGCTAATCACGGCGACGGACCGGGACGTGCGAGAAATTGGTGTTGGGATCACTCAAAAGATGTTCTAGATGAAGAGTGGCATTGGGTGATGGATGATAACATTGCAGATTTTTATCGACTTCAAGAGAACTTTAGATACAGAGTAGAGAATGGAGCATTATTCAGGTCGTGCGAAGATTTTTGCAATAGATACGAAAACGTCCAAATGTCTGGTCTACAGTATAGGTTCTTTATAGCACCTAATCAGAAGTATCCTCCGTATGTAAAGAACACACGAATATACTCTTGTAATCTTATTAAGAATTCTGGAGTCCATAGATGGAGAGGTCGATATAACGAAGATACAGACCTATCGCTGAGGATACTCAAAGACGGAGATTGTACAATTCAATTCAATCATTTTCTTCAAGGTAAATGTGCAAACCAAACTGTAAAGGGTGGTAACACGGAAGAATTCTACCACGTCCAAGCTACAGATAATGAAGAGTTTCAAGAGACTGGCTGGAACGCTGAAGGAACTATTAAAAAGAGCCAGATGCTGGTAGATATGCACCCAGATGTATGCAGAATCGTATGGAAATATAGGAGATGGCATCATTTCTGTGACTACACTCCATTCAAGAAGAACGAATTAAAATTCAAGAAGGGGTTACCGACTATTGCCGCGGACGACAACAATTATGGACTCGTTTTGACGAATACGGATAAGAAAGGCAATAAAGTATGATTAGGAAAAATGATTGGGTATGTTATGAAGATGGATTAGACAAAGAGACTAGCGATAAAATAATAAATTTAGCGGAAAATAAGTTGTCTAAAATATCAGACGAAGAAGAAACATACGATGGACATATCGAAAATCATAAAGATCAAAAAATAACTGATATTGTATGGACAGAAGAGCAATGGATATATGATGCTGTTTGGTCATATATGGTACAAGCAAATGATGATGCGGGATGGAAATACAATATTCACACCGCTGAATCTTTGCAAATAGCTAGATATAAAAAAGGTATGTTTTATGATTGGCATCCGGATGGTAAAGGAGATCATTTTGGCGTTTATAAAAATATAGCTAATCCAAAAACACACGACCGTGTTAGAAAATTATCGATGAGTGTTATTTTAAATGATAATTTTGAAGGAGGAGAATTTCAGTTTGCTAAATATACCCATCCAAAACTTGAAATGGAAAAAACGTGGAAAGACCGTCCTGCGCCGGGCAATCAAATTAATACCTTAGAACATAAAACAGGATCTGTCATTGTGTTTCCTTCTGATCTATGGCATAGAGTTAAGCCAGTAACAAAAGGAATTAGATATTCATTAGCAGTTTGGTTCTTAGGATATCCGTATGTATAATGTAAACATAACATATAAGTTTGCAGAAGCAATAAATAAATCTACCTGTGATAAAATAATAAAGTTAGCGGAAGATAAATGGATAACTTCAGAAACGATTGCTGGAGAAGAAAACGTAAGAGAGAATGAAGTAGTATGGATTAGGGAACAATGGATGTATGATCTTATCTGGCCGTATATGGAGAAAGCAAATGTAGACGCTGGATGGAGATACGAAATTCACAGTTCGGAAGATATACAGATATCTCGTTATAAAGAAGGAGATTTTTATAGCTGGCATAAAGATGGTAAAGGAGATCATTTATCTGTATATACAGAAAATAATCCAATCATACAAAATCGTGTTAGAAAATTGTCGATGAGTGTTATTTTAAATGATGATTATGAAGGAGGAGAGTTTCAGTTTACTCATTATAGCAAAGAAAAATTGACTGTTCACACACCAGAATTAAATAAAACAGGATCTATTATTGTGTTTCCTTCTGATACTGAACATAGGATTACTCCAATAGGAATTAGATATTCCTTGGTAGCTTGGTTTTTAGGACCACCTTTTAAATGATGCGAGAACAAAAAGGAATTTTCATTCCAGAACAAGATAAGTCTAAGTTTTGGAGCAAAAATTTCGAGATAAGAGAATATAATAAAATTAAGCCAAAAGGTTATACTGCCCTTGACATAGGCGCCCACGTTGGTATTTGGACACGCCGACTTGCAGTTGATTTTCAAGAGGTTATCGCTTTTGAGCCCCTACCTAAACATATTGAATGCCATAAGAAGAATTGTGAGGAATATAGCAATGTGGTGTTACATAAAATAGCATTGTCCAATACTAATGAAAAGAAGGTGATGACAACAAAGGACAATAATTCAGGTATGTCTACTCTGGTGGTTCCACAGTGGAAGTTACCTAAAACCATAGTGCCAATCGAAACACGAACATTAGATAGTTACAATTTTTCTAAAATAGATTTCATTAAAATGGATGTAGAAGGATGGGAAGAACAAGTTTTGAGGGGTGCTATGGATACTATTCTAAAATACAAACCTAGAATGTATATTGAAATATGGCCGAAACAATATGATAAAATTTCAGATATATTGGGGTTTGAATTAAGATATACTCTCCAGAAAGTCGGAAAAGCAAATTATCTTTGTGAACCTGATCCACTTTACGATAGGTCAATTCGAGGAAACTATAAATAGAATTAGTTGGTCCTGTCAAAAGTAAGTATGATCGATATGAAATATTAACGCCCCACCTGAGATGAAGATGAAGAAATGGTAGAAATAAGTGAAAAATTAGTACGTAAAAGAGATGGTGCCCTTGAACCTCTAAATTATGATAAAATACACAAGATGCTGGAATGGTGTTCTAATGGACTGAATGTGTCCGTTTCAGAAACCGCTATTAATGCCCACATTAAAATTGTCAATAAAATATCTTCCAGAGATATTCAACAAACATTAATTAAGTCAGCCGCAGAAAAAATAAGTCCTGAGATGCCAGATTATGATGTCTTTGCTGGTCGTCTGCTTATGATTGATATGCGGAAACAAGTATACAAAGACATTGCCCCTACTCCATTTCTTGACTATATAAAAAACCACGTAGACCGAAAACTATATTCACCAGACATTCTGAAGAAGTATACAGAAGAAGAGATAACAGAACTTGGTACCTTTTTGGATTATGATAATGATATGAACCGTGGATATGCTTCCGTCGTTCAATTAGAATCTAAATATTTAATCAGGGATGCAAAAAACAAAGATATCCTTCTTGAAGCACCACAGGAAACTTTTATGATTATTCCTATGGTCATTTTTGCCGATGAAAATTCTAACGGCAATGGGAAAAGAATGAATTTGGTTATTGACTTCTACAATGCTTTAAAGAATGATGAGATAAGTCTACCAACACCTATTATTTCTGGTGTACGTACTCAACTAAAGATGTTCAGTTCTTGTTGTAAGATAAAGATGGGCGATACTGCCGAATCTATTCTTGCGACTGAATACGCAACATCCCTAATGACAAGTCAGAGAGCCGGTATTGGAATTGATATGGGACTTGTCCGTGGTGTTTTAGCGCCAGTTAAGCAAGGTACAGTCAAGCACACAGGTGCATTACCAATTCTTAAAGCAATAGAAAGTGTATCAAAACAGTTCACCCAGAACTCATTGAGGACTGGTGCTACTGTAGTTTGCTATCCGATTTTTAATTGGGAGATTCTGGATGTTCTTGAGTATAAGAACAATCA